GACATATTTGGATCATTCTTTGGCAGCGGACCTTTCAGTTTCCATTTTGGTAATAGCCCTCAGCCACAACGAAACACCAACATAACAGCCGTCGTAGACATCACACTAGCAGATGTACTAACAGGCAAAAATATAGACGCACAGGTTAGTTTTAGAAATGGTGATACTAAATTAGTATCTATCAATATACCAGCCGGTGTCGATGATGGTTCACAGATCAGATATCCAGGTATGGGTGATCATAGCATACCTCGATTTCCACCGGGTGATCTTATAGTATCTGTAAGGATAATACCACACCCTGTATGGCGAAGGGAAGGACTCGATCTAGTCTGCGATCATAGTGTAGATGTATGGGAAGCACTATTAGGATCTAGCCTCACAGTTACTACATTAGATAATAAGTCATTCACTATATCTGTTCCAGCAGGAACACAACCCGACACAGTATTAAGTTGTAGAGGCGAAGGTTTGCCTCATCCTAGGTCAGGGCATAGAGGTAACTTACTAGTTAGAATAAAAGTGATTATACCTAGGACACTTAGAGAAGATCAAAAACTACTAGTAGAGAAATTAAAAAATGGAATTTAAATTAGGTGTACACGAAAGTCTAGTTACTCCTAGTACTAACTGGGCGTTCGGCATAGATGAAGATCCCGAATATCTAGAACAGGCCATGATAGAATTCATGCTTAATAATAATGGTATCGGGCTTGCTGCTAATCAGGTTGGTATTACTAAAAGAGTATTTGTGATGGGTAGTAAAAACATAGAAGGATTCCCAGAACCCTTTGCGTTATTCAACCCAAAGATATTAGAAACTAGCCAGGAAGAAAAACTAGATCAAGAAGGTTGTCTAAGTTATCCAGGACTATATCTAATGGTCAAAAGACCTGAATGGGTCAGAGCTGAATACCAAGACAGCAAAGGTAACACACACGAAATTAAAGTAGACGGTTATCTGGCTAAATGTTTCCAACACGAATACGATCACCTAGATGGTATATGTTTTGTTGACAAAGTCAGTAAACTGAAGTTAGACTTAGCAATGAAGAAACTAAAAAAGAGAAGGTAATATGTTAGAACCCAGTGAAAAGTTACAAGCGATTTTTGAACGTGCTATCGGATTAGCTCAACAACTGTCACACGAATATGTGACATTAGAACATCTTACCTTTGCCATAATGTGCGATGATGACATGATCAAAGCACTAAAGGAATATGGAGCCAATAGTGATTTTATAAAATCTAATCTAGAACAATTTCTTAAAAATCAACTTAATGAAATACGCACAGACCTTAAAGGTCAAAAACCCCGAAGGACTGCTAGTGTAGAACGTGTGTTAAATCGCAGTTTCACACAAACACTGTTTAGCGGTAGACAAAAGATCGAAGTAGAAGATGTACTGATTGCGATCTTGAGTGAAAGAAAAAGTTTCGCTTTTTATTATCTAACCAAAGGCGGGATTGTCAAAGAAAAATTTATACAATATTGCCAAGGCAAATTTGAAGAAACTGACGAAGAAAACATGCCACGCAATATTCATCCATCACAGCTTGACAAGATACTTAACAACTACTGTGTAAATCTTACTCAGATGGCCAAACAAAAGAAAATCGATCCTGTCATCGGTCGTGATGAAGAAATTGAAAATATACAATTGATTTTGGCTAGACGAACCAAGTCTAATGTACTACTGATCGGTGAACCAGGTGTTGGTAAGACTGCTATCGCAGAAGGTCTTGCTCGCAAGATCTTTGAAAAGAAAGTACCTAAGTTCCTACACGATCACTTAGTTTATACACTAGACATTTCAGCACTACTAGCAGGCAGCAAATATCGTGGCGATTTTGAAGAACGTTGGAAAGCGGTGTTGGCAGCTTTAGAAAAGAAAGGCAAGGTGATTTTATTCATCGACGAAGCGCACATGATGAGTGGTGCCGGTGCTGCGAATGGTTCTGCTAACGATCTAGCCAATATGCTTAAACCCATGTTGACTAAAGGCACTATGAAGGTTATTGCTTCTACGACATGGGAAGAATTCCGTAAGCACTTTGAAAAGGATCGCGCATTGATGCGTAGATTCCAAAGAGTGAATGTCGACGAGCCTACACCGGAATTGACCGTCAAGATCATGAAGGGCGTTCGTAGATATTATGAACAGCATCACAAAGTACGCATCACAGATGCTGCTATCGAAAATGCTGTTAAACTATCTATGAAATATATGCCAGAAAAGAAACTGCCAGATAAAGCTATCGACATCATCGACTGTGCTGCTGCTAGATTTAAAATTAGACCCGATGCAGAAACAGAAGGCGATGATATCAACATCGTTGATCTAGAACAGATCATGTTTGAAGTCAGCAAAATGACCAAGATGCCGTTTGAAACTGTTTCTGAAAGAGAAAGCAACAGTCTTGTAAATCTCGAAAGCAACATGAAGAATACTGTGTTTGGTCAAGAAAAAGCTATCACTAATCTAGTAGACAAGATATTTGTAGCACAGGCAGGTATGAAGTTGCCTAACAAGCCAGTGGGCTGTTTCTTGTTCGTTGGTCCTACAGGTACAGGTAAAACAGAAACTGCCAAGAAGCTGTCTGAATCACTAGGTATTCCATTAGTTAGATTTGACATGAGCGAATACCAAGAGAAACATGCTGTAGCAAAATTGATTGGTGCTCCTCCAGGATATGTAGGCTATGAAGATAACACAGGTCTACTTATTACTAAACTACAGGAAACACCTAACTGTGTGTTGCTGTTAGATGAAATCGAAAAGGCACATCAAGACGTTACTAACATTCTGTTACAGTTGATGGATAACGGTTTTGTTACAGGTAGCAATGGTAAGATGGCCGACGGTCGAAATACTATTTTGATCATGACATCAAACTTGGGTGCTGCTGACAACGAACAGAACACTATTGGTTTCGGAGATCTATCCAAGGACGGTGAGGACGACAAAGCAGTTAAGAAGTTCTTTGCCCCTGAATTCCGTAATAGACTCGACAGTGTTATTAAGTTTGACAAACTGTCTAAAGATACTGTACGTATTATCGTTGACAAGTTTATGAAAGATCTTAACACACAGATCAAAGACAAGTATGTTGAGATCATTATCGACGATGATGCTAGAGATTGGTTAGCAGACCGTGGTTACAATAGCAAGATGGGTGCCAGACCGTTAGCTAGAGTTATCGATAACGAAATCAAGAGCCCGCTGAGCCGTAAGATTTTGTTCGGTGAACTTAAAGATGGCGGAAGAGTATTTGTTAGAGTAGAAAATGACCAACTGGTATTCGAAGTAAAAAATCTAGGTGACGGTCTTACCAAGCTAGAAAAACGTGCGTTGAAGCAGCATAAGAAAGTATTAGATGGCAAACTATTCGATGACGAAGTACAAAACAACAACTCGTAGTTTTTACGGTAAGTGGCTGTATAAGTCTAGCCTAAACGTCCCCGGCGTCTCTATCATACGGTCTAGATCTCTAGATGAAGTCATACGACTGATCGGCGGGAACGTTTTCACAAAAAATAAATTTTATGCTAAGGCCATTAATAATGCGGATGATATTTTTAAGATCATCGATTTTATAGGAAAGTATAACATCAATGAAGATTTAGCTTTTAGGTTAGAATCAGATAATATTGATTTCTATACCAACGATCCTAGTATTTTTAAAAAGATCAATGAGAAATTTTCCAGTGTATTGAGACTGTGTGTTTCACCTAAAGAAGGAACAGAATCAGTATTATCCGATAAAAACAAAATATTGGTAAAAAAATTTCCGGATAATACATATAAGCACAGGGTTTATCTACAACCACACAAAGTGTCTAGCATGGCAGAAAAAGCCAGAATGATTAAATGGCTTAAAGAACAAGATGGTAAAATCAGGATTACTGATACAGTATCTAGATGGTTTATCACTACTAACTGGAACTGGGATCGTAGATACGTGCTAGCCAAAGACGAACATACCTTGTTAATGCTTAAATTGCGGTGTGGCGAAGCTGTAGGGCACGTTTACGATTACGTGCTAACCGATAAATAATATCATGCCAGCACTAAGTACAGTTTTAATTTCACAGATCCATGCTAACGGAGATTTCGTTAGCGAACCCGCACAGGGCGACGGATTTTACAATTCCGGCGACGGTTTACACACCGTACAATTTCTATTTGACAATTTCAAAGGTGCTGTATACATACAGGCTACATTAGCTGTATCACCGACAGAAAATGATTGGTTTGATGTACAGGGCTTTGAAGACCTAGCAGCTATCGACAGTACAACACAAATAACTTCCAGATATGCTAATTTCTACGGAAATTTCGTATGGATCAGGGCAAAAGGCACACTGATCGAAGGCATGATACGCGAAATTAGATATAATCACTAACTATTCGTTTACGATAAATATAGTATGAATTCACGGCAAGGATCATACTATGAAAACATCTGATATTCAAAATACAATAAAAAAACTGTCAGTAATACAGTTCGAAACAGCATTAAATCCCAACGACCCGCAAGGCGATTACGCAGCCAAAAAACAGGCACTAGACGATCTAGCAGCAGATCCTGTTGCCAGCAGTGATCCCACAATAGCCAAAGCTATAGAACAGAGAAAAGCAGAACTAGATAAAGAAGCTGCTAGCAAAGGCGTGACCAGTCAGGACGCAGACGAAGGGTTTTCTATAGGTGACGAGTTTGGTATCAGTTTTAGTGAAGATCTAGAAATTGGCACACATATCGTAGGATTTGCCGAAGATGGTATCGTAGTAGAATTAGATGATCAAGCCATACAGATGTTAGAAACACAGGGAGTGAGATTCCTTGAAGGCGAACTAGTTGAAGGTCTTAAAGATCCTAAAGACAATCCGTGCTGGAAAGGCTACCACCCCGTAGGCACCAAAAAGAAGAACGGCAAGACTGTACCTAACTGTGTGCCTGAAGCTGCTAATCCAGCACAACAAGCTGCGATTGCTATAGCCAAGAAGAAAGCAGGCAAGACTGAAGATTACAATCCCGAGTATGATGATGAAGCCGGAATGGCCGACAACAATCTAGAAACACTAAGACGTGCTGTAGACGGTTTAGACGATCTTATACAGACAGGCGATAACTTGCCTGAATGGTGCCAGGAAAAGATCGCTGTAGCTAAAAATATGCTAGTAGCAGTGTGGGATTATATGGAATCAGAAGAAGCCACACATCAAGAAACAGAAGCCATGAACATGCCATTTGCTGGCGCTGCTGTTGGGCATAAAGAAGGTCCAGCCGGTCAACTGAAAGGCCGCATGAAGCGTCCGGCTAGCGCAGGAGATCTAGTAGGCGGTGAGAGCATCGAGAATGAAGCCAAGTATCATGGCAAGGAAGTTCCGCTAGGTAAAAAACTTCCCGGTGATGTTAAAAAATCTAAAGTCTATGTACGCGATCCAAAGACCGGCAACATTAAAAAAGTAAACTTTGGTGATAAGAAAATGCGTATTAAGAAATCAAATCCTGCTCGTCGTAAGTCATTTAGAGCAAGACATAATTGCGCTAATCCAGGACCACGCACTAAAGCTCGTTACTGGTCATGTAGGAGCTGGTAATGAGATTACAAGAGCTTTTTGCATCTCTTGAGAAAGAACAAGATCATAGACTAGATCCTGAAATAAACTATCTAGCTGATCTTAAATTTTTCATCGACAACGATAATGATATCTTGTCTAAATTTTTCTTTCCTGCTATAAAACAACATAAAGACACTGCGTCACCAGACGACTATCATCACTATGTTGAACCCATTAAAAAGACCATAGTGATTTATTGTAAGAAACATGATCTCGATGATGTCAAAGATGACATATTCGGTGAAGATGATATTCTAGAACTAGCTAAGAGAATGGCTCAAGAACAACATAGATATATAGACCGAGGCGATTACGAATAATGAGACTAAAGCAGTTATGGGAAGATTCGGGAGATTCTATAGCATTCTGTTTTGGTAGAATGAATCCTCCCACGCGAGGGCATAAAGCTGTGTTTGATACACTAGCAAAAACCAACAAGAACTATAGAATATTCATTAGCCCCGCACAAAAACCCTTAAAAAATAATCCATTAGACTTTGATACAAAAATCAAATTTATCAGAGTGATGTTTCCAGAACATGCCGCACATGTTTCAGCAGATCCTGGCCTAAACACTATCATGGCTATCGCTGCTAAACTGTACGATGAAGGTTACAGGAAAATCACATTCGTAGGTGGCAGTGATAGAGTTGGCACATTCAAAGAGCTACTAGACAAATATAATGGGGTAGAAATGCCCAACGGCATGTACAACTTTGAAGAAATAAATGTTGTTACTAGCGGAGACAGAGATCCCGATGACGAGGGACTAGCAGGAATTAGTGCTAGTGGCGCACGTGATGCTGCTAGAGCAGGAGATGTAGAAGCATTCACTGAAATAACAGGTGCAGGCAAGTATGCCAAGCAATTATATGATGCTGTACGTTCGGGATTAAAAATCAAAGAAGAAGTTAATGAAGGTCCATTAGAACTTAACACTAAAGATCCTGTTGTAGTTATATCTGATCCTAAGACAGGAAAGATACTAGATAAAATGAATCTGTCTGCCGCTGCTATAAAATATAGATTAGGTCCGCCAGAGAATGTCAAGCAACAATTAGCACATCAAAACTACACTACCATAGGAAACTATGTAGTACAGGCACCAATGACAGGACAAGCCGCAGAGGCAATATTAGTAAATGATCCAGAGAAAGGTGCTCAGATCCGTCCAGACGGTGGTATGGGAACTTGGGATGAAAAATCTCTAGTATCTAACCTAAGCCGTAAATTTGAATCTATACAAGAGTTTCTCAAATACGGTAACTACGAAAATATCGAATACGTATTATACAAAGCAGGTGCTATGGAATCTATGATAACAGCGTTAGCACAATACAATAGATTCAAACAGAAACAAGGCAAACGCCCCATAGGCAGAGGCCGAGAAATAGATATGGGGAAATACTGATGCGTCTACGTGACTTATTTGAAAACGACTTACCTAAAAAGAGAGATCCTAATTGGAAAACTCTACAGGCCAAGCGTACTAGTGGTGCTGCTGGTGTTCATCGCGATAAGAAAAAAGAACAGAAGCAAGGCTACGAAAAACATAAAAGTAAATCTACAGAAGAATCTCAAGATGGAACTCAGTGAATTAAAACGCCTAGCAGGCATAACAGAATTTAAGGGCTATCAGCCATACGGCGGTAGCAATATAAGTATTACTGGCAATGAAAAAGGCGAACTGATGAAAAAACACAATATCAAACCAGGAACACCTGAATGGTTCCAGTTATGGTTTAGCAAGCCTTATCTAACCGGTGAAAAACCTGTAGGAAAATAAAATGCGTTGGAAAGAAATAACAGAAGGTTTGAAAAAAGAAAATACCACAGTACATGGCGCTAAAACCTTTCCTGCGATCAAAGGATGGACTTATGATATGTATAGATGGGGTGTGGCTGCAGCTGGTAGCCCAGATCCACTACATGACATGGCTAAAGAAAGCGATATCGCTAATAATCTAGTAGCTGTACAATTCAGTGATGGCGATAGAGAAATCATAGACCACAGCGCAAAAAGAATTGGTTTGAAAACACAAAAAATAGGTCCCGACAAAAGAAAAGAAAGCGAACACATCAACAATGCTAGTCCTGTAGCTAATGTAAAAAGAAATCGTTTCGGAGTTTAACATGGTAGAAATCACTCCAGCAGCAAAAGTCAAAATACAAGATTTACTTTCAGAAGAAAATAATGAAAATCTAAAACTTCGTACCTTTGTACAAGGTGGAGGATGTAGTGGGTTTAGTTATGGGTTTACTTTTGATGATGTAAAAAACGATGATGATTTTTCTATAGATATCGGACGTTGGCAAGTGCTTATCGATTCTATGAGCATGATGTATCTAGAAGGTGCCAGCATAGATTACAAAGAAGATATCATGGGCAGTCAATTTGTTATCAGCAATCCTAATGCGCAAAGCACATGTGGTTGCGGGAGCAGTTTTTCAGTATGAACGAGTATCCAGTATATCCAGAGGATGATGGTTATGACCGTCCGAGAAACCCTTATAGCCCTGTTTAAAGACATACTAGAAGGAATTATTAGATTTGGTTGTGGCCTAGCAGGAATAATTTATGAGAGCAAGTGAATTAAAATTACCGCAGGGAATGGAAGTCTATGTTGACATGGACGGTGTCCTCGCAGATTTTTTCTCAGAATATGCCAAACTAGCCGGTATCGAATCAGGCAACTACAGAGACATTCCTCCAGCTAAAGCAGATCCAACGTTAAACAAGATGATAGGCACTGACTTCTTTTATAGATTGCCTAAGTTTCCTACCGCTGACAAACTACTAGATATCGTTGTCGATGCTGCTGGCAGCTATAATATCTGTTCAAGCCCTCTCAGAGGCGATCACGAAAATTCCGGTGTACAAAAAAGACGCTGGATAGAAAAACATCTAGCAGTAAAACCTAAAAATATTTTTATAGTAGCTAACAAAGCCAAGTACGCAGTCAATGCCAATGGCATGCCTAATGTCTTAATAGATGATAGAGGTAGCAACATTTCATCCTGGGAAGCAGCAGGCGGTATAGGTATCAAATATCAAGCTGACGAAGATACACTTAAAAAAGTATTAGATGGGTTGAAACGTGCCCGTCGTGTTGGTCAAGGAGAAGAGCCTCACGAACCACAACAGCTAATCAGCAAAGATAGAGGCGGCAGCAATGCTATCGCTACTGCCAAAGACGAAAGTATCGAAGAATCAAGAAGATCTGGGTTTTATTCTGTACACAAGTTCTTAACAAAATACAATAGATTCGACCCTATAGGCAGTCCTACTAAGTTTTCCGGAAGTGCTGTCGGCAAGACTTTGGACTATCTCAAACAGACTAACATGCCAGTAAAGGTAACTATCAATGATCATAAAGGTGAATTTGATAGTGTGATTATCGAACCGGGCGATCACGTAAAACGTGCTGTCGAAAGACTGGGTTTCATAGATGACAGTCCGGATGTAGCATTAGACGTTAAAGAAGTTAGCAAGCAAGGTGTGGCGGAAAACTTTGCTGATGGCAAAGGACCAGGTCGCCCAGGTGATAGCCAACGCCATGGAATACCTAAAAAAGCCACTATGGCTGAATTAGAAAAAGCCTCACACGCTAAAGGACGTAAAGGACAGCTAGCCCGTTGGCAAATAAATATGAGACGGGGTAGAAAGAAATGAGATTTGGCGAGCTAGTAAATGATTATAGATATTATGGAGCTAGGATCAAGGTAAAACTTAATGGATCTACTTCTTACATTGATACAGCAGTTAACGCTAAAAACAGAGAAATGGCTAGGAGATTGTTTAAAGTAATGTACGGGCCCAGCTCTATGGTAACTAATGTACGAGAAATCAAATGAAATTAGCAGAACTACTAGCAAAACCATCAAAAATCAAGGAATCTGCTACAGCAGGTGCTACTAGCGCAGGAAATATAGCGTCTGTAGCCAACCCTAACATAGCTAGATCTAAGAAAAAAGTAAAAACAGCTAATGCCCTTGATACCAAGGACGTAAGCATATTCGGCGGTCCGGCTTTCAAAAGATAAATATACGTATGAAAAGAAAGCTCATGGAGCCAACAAGTTAATGAAGACCCAAGGAAAATAACATGGATTTTAAAGCACTCATCCAAAAAATAGACAGTATTGATATTCCAGCGACGCCTGTAGCAGCACCAAAGCTAGCTGATCCCGTCGTACTAGAAGAAAGCATGGCTATCAAGGTTCTAGCAGGAGTTACTCCGCTAACAGAATCAATTCTAGCTGAAAAGAAAGCCAAGCCCGATTTCCTAGATATGGATAAAGATGGCAACAAGAAAGAGCCAATGAAAAAGGCAGCTAAAGACGCTAAGGTCAAAGAAGCTTCCGAACACAAAGACAAGGATTCATTTGATAAGAGTGCTAAACCAGGTGATACTGTCAAAACTTCTAAGGGCACATTGACCAAGACCAAGACTGGTGTCAAGCATGAGCGCAAATATACAGAAGGTATGGAAAGCACAGCAGAAATGGCTCATCACCATGCTTCAGAATATGCCAAGCATCACAAAGCAGGAAACCTAGAGATGTGTATGCATCACAAAGAATCCTGTGAAAAATGCGGTGGTAAGATTTCACACGGTGAAATGGGTGAATGCTACCATCAACACGCAGGCATGAACCAAGGTCAACCATACAATGTACAAGAAGGTGTTATCGGCGCAGGAGTAGGCGCTGGCCTAGGAGCTCTAGTCGGTGGACCAGTTGGTGCTGTCGTAGGTGGCGGTTTGGGTCAAGCTGTAACCAATTCTATGACCAACGAAACTAAAAAGTGTACCTGTGAAACTGTAGGCAAGACCAAATGCTCAGTACATGGTTCGATGAAAGAAGCTTCTACAGGAGATTATTCTGCCAAGAAAGCTCGCGCTGGTAAAGACATTGGTAAGCCAGGTAAGAACTTTTCTAAGATTGCTAAGTCAGCAGGTGGTGGAGAAAAAGGCAAGAAGATTGCCGGCGCTGTGTTAAAGAAACAACGTGCCAACGAAGCTGCCAAACCAGATTATATCGATCTAGACAAAGATGGTAACAAGAAAGAGCCAATGAAGAAGGCAGCTAAGGATGCTAAAACCAAGAAGCCTATGAAAGAATCAGTAGAAACAAAACTGACCTTTGTCAATGCTCTTGCTATCGTTAAAGAAAGCAATTACACAAAACAGATCGATCCTAAAGATGAAGCACTGTGGGATTGGGCTCAACGTGTAGCAAAAAACAAATTCACTGAATCAGCAAAAGCAGATGCGTTTGCCGCTATGACCTATGAAAGAATGGGCGGTGATTGGGACGTCTGCGATACTATTACAGAATAAGGAAATAAAAGATGGCTAGTCTAGAACAAATCCAAGCTGCTTTCCCACATGCTAATCCTAACAGAATAGCTGAACTATATGATGGATTCATGGAAGCATTTGAATTGTTTGAAATTAACACACCTTCAAGACAAGCTGCTTTCTTAGCGCAATGCGCACATGAAAGTGGCAACTTTAATGCTATGGTAGAAAATCTAAATTACTCAGCCGATGGTTTACAAAAGATTTTCCATAAGTATTTTCCAGATTCAGAAATAGCAAGTCAATACGCTCGCAAACCAGAAATGATTGCCAACAGAGTGTATGCTAACAGAATGGGCAACGGTGACGAAGCCAGCGGAGATGGTTTCCGCTATCGTGGTCGTGGACTGATCCAAGTCACAGGCAAGAACAACTACAGAGCCTGTGGTGATGCTCTTGGTGCTGATTTATTATCAGAACCAGATCTATTAGAAACATCCCCAGGCGCAGTACTATCAGCTGGTTGGTTCTGGGCTGCTAATGGGTTGAATGCCTACGCAGATGCCGGCGACATCCTAACAATGACCAAACGTATCAATGGCGGCACTATTGGTCTAGAAGATCGCAAAAAGCATTACGAACACGCGATGCACGTTTTGGCATAAAAATTTTTGCTCTTCGGGGCTCAAGTCATATATAATAGCTATATTAGGAGTTATTATAAATGGCTAAAATTTACGGTCCCGAAGAAAAAGCAAAATTAGAACGTTTAATCGCAGAAGGTTCTAATGTTCTAAGAGAAGTAGAAGACCTACAAGAAGGTCTTAAAGAAACTGTCAAAGCTGTGGCAGAAGAACTCCAAGTAAAACCCAGCATCATCAACAAAGCTATACGTATCGCTCATAAGGGTAACTGGAAAGACCACGAATCTGAATGGGAAGAAATCGAAGGCATCCTCGGTGTTACTAAACATTTACCAGAATGATAGATCTATTAAAACCCACATTCGATTGGATTAGGGATGACTGGTCTAGTCATCCTGTCCGCTTTGTGGTGGAGTTGTTTGCTTGGGCTATCAGCATATTTTGTAGTATCACGATGGCAGTCACTGTACCAAACCCGCCTCTTTTGGCTCTCTACCCTGTTTGGATTACTGGCTGTGCTCTGTATGCTTGGGCTGCTTGGACTAGAAAAAGTTTCGGCATGTTGGCTAACTATATCTTGCTGACCAGTATCGATACTGTTGGCTTGATAAGAATGCTAACTAATTAATATAGATTACGGTTGATCAGCCATAAATGATCAGTTTGGTATTTGCCAGCCCTAAATGGCATAGGAGAATTGATGAGTTACGTTGACGCTTTGTACAGCAGAGATTCTGATCTTGTAAGTATCGTAGAACGAGATAAAGAAGGTCGCAGACAATATAAAGAATTTCCTGCTAGATATATTTTCTATTATCCAGATACTAGAGGCAAGTATACCAGTGTGTACGGTGACACACTAAACAGAGTTACTTGTAAGAACCTCAAAGAATTCCACAAAGAAATAAAGATACACGGTAGCCAACGGCTATTTGAATCCGACATCAATCCTATATTCCGATGCCTAGAAGAAAATTATCTAGGACAAGATGCTCCAAAATTGAATGTAGCATTTTTCGACATCGAAGTCGATTTCGATCCTGAACGCGGTTACGCATCGCCTGAAGATGCTTTCATGCCTATCACTTCTATCGCTATACATCTACAATGGTTAGATACACTAGTCTGTTTGGCTGTGCCTCCAAAAACGATGTCTATGGCCGAAGCTACAGAAGCTGTTAAAGAATTCCCTAATACATATCTCTTCGAAACTGAAGCGGAGATGTTAGACAACTTTCTAACTCTTATTGAAGACGCAGACGTTATCAGTGGTTGGAACAGCGAAGGATATGATATTCCCTATACTGTTAATCGTGTTACCAAAGCATTAAGCAAAGAAGATACTCGCAGATTCTGCCTTTGGGATCAGTTTCCCAAAAAGCGCGAATATGAAAAGTTTGGTAAGACCGCAGTTACATACGACTTCATCGGTCGTGTACATCTAGACAGTCTAGAACTTTATAGAAAATATACCTACGAAGAACGCCACACCTATAGATTAGATGCTATCGGTGAGATGGAAATCGGAGAAAACAAAACTGTCTATGAAGGCACACTAGATCAATTGTATAACAACGACTTCCGTAAGTTTATCGAATACAATAGACAAGACTGTGCGTTGTTAGATAAACTTGATAAAAAACTAAAATTTATCGATCTAGCCAATCAGATCGCACATGAAAATACTGTGTTGCTACAGACCACTATGGGTGCTGTAGCTGTTACTGAACAGGCTATTATTAACGAAGCACACCGCAGAGGCATGATCGTGCCCAACAGAGCCAATAGAGATTCACACGGCGATACACAGGCTGCTGGTGCGTATGTAGCATATCCAAAGAAGGGTATAGCAGAATGGATTGGATCAGTTGACATTAACTCACTGTATCCGTCTGCTATTCGTGCTCTAAACATGGGTCCAGAAACAGTGATAGGACAGTTGCGTCCAGATTATACCAAAGCCTATATTGACGAGCAGATGGTACGTCACGGTAAGTCATTTGCCGCAGCTTGGGAAGGACTTTTCGGAACATTAGAATACGAATTTGTAATGGATCGAAATGTCGCTAAAGAAATCACTATCGACTGGGAAAAGGGCGGCAGTGACACGCTCTCAGGAGCCCAAATTAATGATCTCATATTTGATAGCAACCAACCGTGGATGTTGTCAGCTAATGGTACTATCTTTACATATGAAAAAGAAGGTGTAATACCAGGTCTGCTAAAACGCTGGTATGCTGAACGTAAAGAACTACAGGCCAAATTAAAAGAAAGTATTGCCGCAGGTAATAAGATTGAAGAAGAATACTGGGACAAACGACAGCTGGTCAAGAAGATTAACTTGAATAGTTTGTATGGTGCTATTCTTAACGTTGGCTGTAGATTCTTTGATCCGCGCATAGGACAATCTACTACACTCAGTGGTCGTACTATCGTGAAACATATGGCTAGTAAGATCAACGAAATTATTACAGGTGAATATGACTACAAGGGCAAAGCTATCATCTACGGCGACACCGACTCTTGTTATTTTTCCGCATACAATGTTCTCAAGAAAGAAATCGAATCTGGTCAGATTCCTTGGACTAAAGAAACTGTAATACAGCTATATGATCAGATAGCAGAAGAAACTAATCTTAGCTTTGCTAAGATGATGAACGAAAAATTCCATTGTCCAAAGACACGCGGCGAAGTCATACGTGCTGGTCGTGAAATCGTAGCATCAAAAGGATTGTTTATTACCAAGAAACGTTATGCTGTTCTTTATTACGACAAGGAAGGCAAACGATCTGATGTTGACGGCAAGCCTGGCAAGATCAAAGCTATGGGGCTGGATCTTAAGCGTTCAGATACTCCTGTAATCATTCAGAACTTTCTAAGCGAAGTATTAGAAAAAGTTCTTAAAGGTACTGACAGAGATGAAATCCTAAACTTTATCACGGAGTTTAGGACTGAGTTTAAATTAAGACCTGGTTGGGAGAAAGGATCGCCCAAGCGAGCCAATAACATAACAGAATATCAAGCCAAAGAAAAGAAAGCAGGCAAAGCTAATATGCCAGGACATGTGCGAGCCAGTATCAATTGGAATACTCTCAAACGCATGTATGGTGACAAGTATTCTATGAATATCACCGATGGTGCCAAAGTTATTGTGTGTAAGTTAAAAGAAAATCCCATGGGATATACTTCTGTAGCTTATCCGGTAGACGAACTTAGACTACCATCGTGGTTCAAAGAATTACCATTCAATGACGGTGAGATGGAAAATGCCGTCATAGATGAAAAACTAGAAAATTTGATCGGTGTGCTAGAGTGGGACATCAGTCAGACTAGAAGCGATAACACCTTTAACTCGCTTTTTGATTTTGAATAAATTTCACTTGACATTTACTCACGATCTAAATAAAATTAACTTATACATGGAGAACTCTAATGAAGGACATTTTACAAGACATCGTAAGCCATACACAGAACCTAGGATTCCTAACTACTGTTAAGGTTACGGGCACAGAAGAAAGCACAACTTTCTTTTCTATGGCAGAAGATCGTTCAGTGATCATGGATGCCAATACACACAATCCATATCCTGATATGATTGGTACTTTTGGTATGCCTCAACTACAAAAGTTGAAGTATCTGCTAGATGGATCAGAATACAAAGAAGATGCTAAGATCAATATTTTCAAAGCAGAACGCAACGGCGAGACCCTGCCAGTAGGCATCCACTTTGAAAATAAAGATGGCGACTTCAAGAACGACTATCGTTTTATGAGCATGGAAGCTGTAAACGAAAAGCTAAAGAATGTTAAGTTCCGTGGCGTTGCTTGGCACGTAGAATTAGAACCCAGTGTGGCAGCAGTGGCTCGTTTCAATTTCCAAGCAGGTGCTCATAGCGAACATCCAACATTCTTGGCCAAGACAGAAAACAACAATCTAAAGTTTATCTTCGGTGATGCTAGCACACACGGTGGTGAATTTGTTTTTGCTACCGATGTCGTAGGTACGTTGAACAAGGGTTGGACTTGGCCAGTGTTGCCAGTACTAAGCATCTTGAAGATTGCTGATGTTAATAATACCAAGATGAAACTTTCCAACGAAGGTGCTATCGAAATCACACTAGACAGCGGGTTGACTACTTACAGGTATATCATTCCAGCACAGGCGTCTTGATATCATGGATCTTGATTTAATTTTCAGTCTTGTAGCATTAGTGGTCGTGGTTGGCATGATCGCTTTTGCTATTAAGGCAACTAAAGGTGATTGCGATGATTAAAAATATTACTACCAACAGCCGTTACTTAAATGTACAAGGCGGTTCTCCTATGAGCACATATATCAGTCCAGGCAGTTTGTCTGCTGGTTCTCTAAGATACAATCCGAATAATTCGGCCGTAGAAGTCTATGACGGAAATTCATGGAAAGAAATGGGTATGAGCTATGCCAGCGTGAATCTTTCTTCAGAAGCAGAAGCATTGCTGGATTGGGCACGTCAGAGACGCAACGAAGAACAAGAATATGAACGGTTGGCTTCTACTAATCAAGCTGTTAAAATAGCTATGGAGAATGTAGAAAAAGCCAAACAACAATTAACAATAACAGCAAAACTAGCCAAAGATACATATCACGATCATGGCGAAGTTATGGAACAGGCAAGCCCTTAATATGAACCCACCAGTCAACTTAACACCTTTACAAAAAGATTACGCAGTATATCTGCCAGCTATCAGCTGTTTCTTTAGCACGTATATCAGTAAACAACGTTTCGAACAATTCGTTCCCGACGATCGTATTCCACAAGGTTTCGATCGTGGTATCGAAGGTATGAACTTTCTTAATCCTGAACAAGGGTACTTTACTTACAAGTATGGTCTTTATTCCGCAGGACATGCTACACTAGATCTTAACAAGACTATGACCATGGATGCGATGATCCAAGATCGCGATCGTGCTAACACTGTTATCGTTGGAGATTCCGGTGGATATCAGATTGGTAAAGGTGTTCTTAAGTTTGACTGGCAGAACTTTGAAGGCAAGGCTGCTAATGATGTTCGTGATAAGATCCTTAATTGGCTAGAGCTAACTGCTGATTGGTCTATGTTGCTAGACGTTCCGACATGGGCTTGTGATCATATACACAGTCCAAAGACAGGTCTTAAGAGCTTCCAAGACTGTTTAGATAAAACTCTACATAATAACGATTACTTTATCCGTAATCGACTAGGACAAACTAAGTTTCTAAACGTGTTACAAGGCAGCGACTGGGAAACAGCCGATGCTTGGTATCAGGCTGTCAAACATCTTCCTACCGAAGGTTGGGCGATGGGTGGTAAGAACATGTGCGACATGGAAATCGCACTTAAACGTCTTATCATATTGCGAGATGAAAAGCTGTTAGACGATCGTAATTGGATGCACTTCTTGGGTACAGCCCAATTAGATTGGTCTTGCTATTTGACTTCTATTCAAAGACAGATTAGGAAGAACGTAAATGAAAACTTTACCATATCTTTTGATTGCGCATCACCGTTTATCGCAACAGCACACGGGCTCGTCTACACAAACGCACAGCACACAAACAAACGCTGGTCAGTTATCATGGACAAAGCCCCAGACAACAAAGCCCTTAGCCAGGCTTTTCATGTCCCGTTCCCCTTCGAATCAGAAATAGGACGCAGGCTGTCAATCGGAGACATCTGCTGGTACAAACCAGGTATGTTAAACAAAGTCGGCAAAGAAGGCAAGACAAGCTGGGACAGCTTTGGTTATGCGCTTATGATGGCACATAACACATATTGCCATATCGTTGCTGTACAACGTGCTAACAATCTCATGGATATCGAAACTAAGAAGATACAGCCTGATTGGAAACTATGGCGTAAGGTCAAAGAAAACGATATGAGCGATGAATACTCTGATTGGGTTCCTCGCAATATCCTGTATTTTGATAGATTTGTCGAAGAGTTATTCAAATCAGAAACTCCGATGCAGATGATCGAACAGGCAAGACCTATGCTCAATGACATGATGGGTATGAGATTGAAAGGTGGTGTTGCTAAGAACACATACAATTCGCTGTTTGAAGAAGATCAAAAAACAGGAACAGTAGAAGACTTCATGGATCCAAATGATGAAGCACTTTTGGAATTAGAAGAACTCTATCACGAGCAGGAGGCTCAGCATGTATGAGAATCGAATCAAGCACTTACAAGAAGTACATCAACACCTAGATAACCAAATCGATAAAATGGAGCGAAATGGTAATTTCAAAGATGAAGAACTAGCTGCTTTGAAAAAGAAAAGGTTGTTTTTTAGAGACGAAATTGCTAAACTAGAACGTAAGCAATGGGAACACGATCACGATACATTGGAACACTGGGATGACGAAGAAAGATAAACCAATTCCTCCGGCACAATTTGCTCTCAATAGGACTCAAGTCGAAAAACTATCTAAAATGGCCGCGCACTTCAAAGAAGTAGAATGGTTTACCTTAGAGGAAAGCCATAGTAGCGGTATCGGTCCTACTGTCGTAGTTAAATTCAATCTGTTCAACGATAACGACAAAGATAACGACACTACCGTCGATATCACTGACGTTTCAACTTGGTGAAATATGAAAAGAGATTATTCATCTGGACAAGCAGACGACGCTGTATTTTTCACAGGTATTGAAGTAGAAAAAACTCCTGCCTTTGGATTAAAGACTTTATTCGTTGTAGGAGTACAGCCTACTAGCAAAATTCATGCGGCAGCAGTAGCATATGGCTGTGAACATATCTATTTTGGCGCTAATCAAAGTTTTCCTAAGCTACAAGTCAACGACGGTGACGGATGGCGTCCATGGGAAGATATGATCCAAACAATGTTACGAAGTGGTCTTAGAGACGGACATCAATACCTATGTACTTTAGATCTTGATGTTAGTTGCGTAGAAGGTCTTCTTGAATCTGCGTGTTGCGAATATACAAATTTCATTCCGCAGATATCTGTAAAGATCCCCTATCTACAACAATTAGGCTATAATGCCACAATTAAAATCGACGATAGAGATTTTAATGCTACTAATCACGGAGTGTGGTGCCATAACCTCCATGACCTACTGGGAAGAGATCGCTTCACTAGTTGGACCGAATATGGTAAAGATGAGATTATAAAGTAATGGCAACTGGACAATATGCTGTCGAAACAACAGCAAAAACACAAAGGCAAGTAATGAAACGATCTTTTAAACAAAAATTTCGATCTTGGTTATTCGACGAAGAAAGTTCTCAACCAATAGCTTCTCTCGGAATGGTCGAAGAAGCTAAACTACAATCAGAAGGTATGCGACTACAAATCTACAAGGCATCTGGCGGTTATGTAGTTGAAACTAGAAGCTATGATCGTTTAAAGGATCGTAGCGGTTGTAAGATGTTCGTTATCAAAGAAGAAGACGACCTAGGCACAGAACTAGGAAAGATCGTCATGATGGAGGCATTAAGAGGATGAATATTCGGCAGGACGTCCGCCCTAACAAAATGATTTGGGTCACTTTTCGCAAAGAAGGTATTCATAAATATCCAGCAGCCTTGGAAGATCCAAGTCTAGCTACTGGAGATGAATATGACGTATCGTTTTTGGGTTACCCTCATCGCCACATCTTTCATTTCAGGGTGTGGATCAATGTGCTCCACAATGATAGGGACATCGAGTTCATCCAATTCAAACGATGGCTCGAGTCGCTGTATAATGGTCAAGGTGCCGTTCTAAGCCTTGACTACAAGAGTTGTGAGATGATGAGCGATGATTTACACGCTCAGATTATCGCAAAGTACCCAGGCCGCGAGGTTTGGATTGAGATCTCCGAAGACGGAGAAAATGGTTCATTCATCAAATATTAAAACAAGAGGCTATAATGTCTAAGAACTACAAGGAATATAAGTATTTCGCCAATCGCCCAGATGTCGTCAAGATTTTTGATGACTTAGATGCTTATCTCGACTTTTGTCGATTTGAGCTTCGTCCTTATAATCCTGCTGATCTTTATAGAAAAGACAGCGAACACTATAGGGCATTTCTAAACTCTCAACGCCATAGCAATGGTGGTTATCATAATAACCACAATCATCAACGTAGAGATTTTAGACACAACAATAAGCCAAGAAACTTCACAAGACAATGACAGTATTTTTAGTTGATTTAGAAGCTGTCGAGACCAGGTACACGGGACAATGGAAGGCTCATGTACCTGAGCTCTTACGAAAAAGGGTACAAAATGTTCAAATTATCGATGGCCCTACGGATATTCCTGCTGCCACTACGCCTGGTGCTTTTCTCAATTTTGGTGGCACCAATGTATATAAGTCTAGTCAAGTTGAGAAGATTAGCAGACTATTTTGCGCCGGATCAGTGGGCCCTGGTGATCATTT